AGAAAGAATATAGCAATAATATGACAGACAATTTATCTAAACTGCAAGCACTTGGCATTGATGTCAAAAGTAACACAGGTACTGAACCTCAGAAAACCACTTGTCCAAAGTGTTCTCACACCAGGAGAAAAAATAAGAATGAAAAATGCCTTAGGGTATGGGTAGAAACAGGCACATACTATTGCCACCATTGTGGAGACAATGGATCAGTTGCTGAGTATGTTACAGAATACGAAATGCCTACAGTAAGAGCAGTACCATTATCAGATAAAGTACTCACTTTTTTCAAGGACAGAGGTATAAATGAAAACACTATTGGTTACTATGGAGTGACTGAAGGTGTAGAATATATGCCTCAGGTAGGGGCTGAGAGGGCTGTAATTCAATTTAATTACATTAGGAAGGGTAGAAGGATCAATATTAAATTTAGAGACTCTGAAAAGAACTTTAAATTAAATAAGGGATCTGAAATGATAATGTATGGTTTAGACGTTATTAAAGATTCTTCATGGTGTATTATAACCGAAGGAGAGTTTGACGCTATGGCCTTTTATGAAGCAGGACTACAACAAGACAGGCTTATGTTTGCATGTTCTGTACCTAACGGAGCATCAACAGGGAATCAAAACTTAACGTATCTTGATAACAGCATCGATGAGTTTGAGAATAAAGAAAAGATATATCTTGCCTTAGATAATGATGCACCAGGAATAAAGTTAAGAGATGAGTTATCTAGGAGAATAGGTAAGGATAGAATATGGTTAGTCAATTTTCCTGACGGATGCAAGGATGCTAATGATGTATTGCTAAAGAGAGGTGCACAAGAATTAGTAAACTGTATTGATAATGCAAAGCCCTTCCCACTTGAAGGTGTGAGTAAAGCATCGGATTCCAGGACTGAAATTCATAACCTATATAATTATGGTATGCCTCAAGGTGATACCATAGGCTATGATAATTTTGATAAATTAATGTCTTGGAGGCCATCAGAGTTTACCTTAGTTACAGGAGTTCCTGGTCATGGTAAGTCAAGTTTTGTAGATCAAGTGGTAATAGAACTAGCAAAAAAGGGATGGAAGTTTGGTGTTTTTTCTGCTGAGAAGCAACCAATTAAAGTACACGTTGCAGAACTTATAGAAAAATATGCAGGAAAGAAGTTTGGTAGAGGCGGTGTTGACAGTCTTCAACCTGAAGAGTTAGATCCTGCAATTGATTTTATTAATAAGCACTTCTTTTTCATAAACCTTAAAGACAATGATCTAACAGTAGAAGGAATTTTAAATAAAGGAAAAGAGTTAGTTAAAAAAATGGGTATCAATTGTTTAATAATAGATAATTGGGCTTTTGTTGAGCATAAGATTGAAAGAGGTATGAATGAGCATCAATACACAGGACTTCAGTTATCTAAGATCAAGATATTTAAAGAAGCATATGATTGTGGAGTTATGCTTGTTGCTCACCCTCAGAAACTAAAAAAGGAAAATGGAAAAGTGGAGGTCGCTTCAGGTTATAGCGTAAGTGGATCTTCACATTTCTTTAATAAAGTTGACAATGGTATTACTGTTTACAGAGATTTTGAAAAAGAATTAGTAGAGGTTCATGTATGGAAAGTTAGATGGAGGTTTACAGGTAAAACAGGTATGCAAGAGTTTAAATACAATTTAGATACAACATGTTATTCAGAATATAATAATGGCGAAATTGAAGCAAAGAGTGGGCAATTCCCTACGTTTAAAGGCCAATAAGCAAAACCTGTATAAGGTTGCTTGGAGCAGAAACAATTGGGGAGGTAAAATTGGTAAAAACAAAAAGTTTGATACAGGAGATAACATACTTAGAGTTGCTATGTTAGACGAAGTAGTGCCAAATCGTGAAGATTATTTTATCAGACCAAATGGAACAGGGCCAGATTATTATCTTTTGTATCAAGGGTTTCATGAATCAGTAGAATATTCAGACATCAAGACTTTTGTAGAGAACAAAATGGTATATGTCTATAACGAATTCAATAAATATGGCAAACACTAATAGAACTAAAGGACACAATTATGAAAGGGAATTAGTCAAGGACTTTAAATCCTTAGGTTTCACAGAATGTGTAACATCTAGATACGGATCTAAAATGTTAGATGACAAAGGTATAGATCTTATGAACACAGGAGATTTTGCTGTCCAGGCAAAATGTTACAAAAGAAATCCACAGTACAAAAAAGTACTTGATGATATGGATGTTAAGCCAACAGACATACCAATTGTATTTCATAAAGCACCTGGAGGAAAACAATATTGTATTTTATACAAAGAAGATATGTTAGAATTAATACAAATGCTTGTACAAAACAAGATTATAAACACACCATAAATGGAAGAGATGCCAGTAAAGTATAAGATCAGAATACCCACAATAGACAGGTTACTCAAAGAGCATAATGAGGATCATGTAAACATTGTTTCAATAGACAATACAAAGGAGGAAATAAAAAAATTAAGAGAGTTAGATGAAACTCTTGCAACGAAAATAGATGATGTAAATAACATTGTCTGTGAAGTCCTGGAATATCTTCAGGCGAGAGGTTTAGACACCTCTGAATATATATAACACTTTAATTATTTATTATGTCAAATTCAGTAGAATTACAAGGACGCATCAAAGAAATCTCTGATGCACAAACCATTCAAACTCAAAAAGGAGAGATTGAAAAAAGAGTATTAACAGTTGAATTAGGAGGGGACACACAGTACCCTGTTGATTATCCTGTAGAAGCAATCGGTGCTAAAGCAAATTTATTTAGTGCTTACAAGCCTGGTGATGAGGTGAAGGTTTCTATTAACTTAAGAAGTTATAGAGATAGAGACAACAACCTTAGAACAGCAAATGCTAATGCATGGAAAATTACTTATGCAGATGGTAATATTCCAAACAGCAACAACACTCATGCTAACCAAGTGGAGGCTGCTGTCAACAAAGATGGACTACCATTTTAATGGATACTAGAGAGAAAATCGAGAGGGTCGGTGCCGAAATCATCGGCCTTCTTATCTCTAAAAATGCAGACTATGGGGATAGTGCTACTAATCCTATAGATGTTTTTGGAGACGGAGATCCTGTGGTTTCTTTGTGTGCTAGAATAGATGATAAACTATCTAGGATAAAGCAAAAGGGTATTTACGATAAAACCGAAGATACTGTCAAAGATCTAACAGGTTACTTGATATTATTACTAATTGCATTAAAAGACAGGGAGCAACCAAATGAGGAGATGAAAAATAGGAACAGACCTTTTAGAGATCACTCAGGATGGTTTACAAATAATAGTTGGGGGATTTAGGTCTCCTAACTATTTTTTTATTGATGAATACTTTTCAAATCCACGAGATCCGAAATATGCAACATAGATTGTAACTAGAAGGGTTTTTAAAAGTTCTACCCAACTTTCATCAATATCAAACGCTATATCTAATGCATCTAATGTAATGTAAAGAGACGTTACTACAGTTAAATATATTAATGTTAGTGGCCTCGTATTTTTTGAGAGCCATGAGTCTGATTTCATGTCTGAAGCCCAACGCTTACTAATTTCCTGTAATTCAATTTGATCTAGTTCTAAAAGTTTTAGAGCCTTTTCTTTATCTTCTGGAGGTAGTATTTTAGGATCTTCTTTTTCTATAAGATTTTTTACAATTCCTAATACACCAGAATCAGGTAACATATCACCAACAACATCTACGATTTTAGAACCACTACCTAATAGAAACTTACCAACTTTAGTTTCTTTAAATTTCTTTTTTGGTTTTTTATCACTCATAATATTTACTTTTCTTTACCTTCTAGATATCCTTTTTCGTATTGTAGTTCTTTCTCTATGCCTACTATTCTGTCTTCTAGTTCGTTTATAACCTTTATCTTTTTATCTAACCTTTCATGTACAGTTGATAACTCTACTTTTAAGGCAGTAAACTGGGCGAATATAGTTCCTGCTGTAAATATAGCAGCCAACAGACCAACCACAATTGACCAATTGTTTGCTAAAAACTTATTTATGTTTACATCCTCCCTAGACATTAGATTATATATTGCCAAATCTTCTTTTAGATTCCCATTGTACTTTTTTACTTTTAGATAAGTAAAGTTTTTTAGAAACTAATTTATTATAATTACTGCGTAAGGCATTTAATTGTGGCCCACTATTACTGCTTGTATCACTCATTACCTTCCCACCATTTAATGTGTAACATTATAAATATTAAATAAATATTTAACTCATAACAATCGTCTTGTTCATCAGGAGTATAGAATGCCCATCCTAAAAGAGGGCCTATTCTAAATCTTTCTGATATTGCAACTTCGTAACCTAAATTATCGAACATATTTTTTCTGTATTGATTCGTACTCAGACTTAGCATCGAAACTAGGGCAGGCCTTAGAAGAGAAATCTCTATGACCATATACCTCAGCACCTGGATAACTGGCACAAAGATAACCAATAAGATACTCAAGGCTGTCTATTTGTTCATCCGTTCTTGTGTCGCAAGGATTCATTTCTGAATCACAACCTCCGACATATGTTATTCCTATAGAACCTTTATTATGTCCCTTTACATGAGCACCTGTGATAGTGATAGGTCGCCCCTGATTTATAGTGCCATCTAACTGCACGACATAATGATAACCGATTTGTGACCATCCTCTATCTTTATGCCATCGATCTATTTCTTCAACCGAAACCTTTCTAAATTCAGGTGTAGCGGTACAATGAACAATAATCTTGTTTATGTCTCTCATAATTAATCTATTACTGTATTTCTCCAGGATTTTTTATTTTTCAATTTAGATTTAGCCTGAGCAGCAGACCACATTTTAGATATGTTCGTCTTGTGCATGCTTTGAGATCTACCTGAATAAGTAAGTATTTTATCTTCAAGTTTACCTCTTCCTTTCATGTATTTAATAATGAGTTTATTAAACTCTTGACCAGTAGTAACCTGATGTTGATACAGTTCTTCATCTGTAAGAGGTCTCATGTCTCTTCCTATTTTCATAGGTCTATTTTGAATTTTACCAGGATAAGCGTTATACTTATCTAAAAACTGCCATCTAGCATCAGAGCCTCTTAAACCTAACCAATGAGTATAAGGAATTACTGTTTCACCAGGATAACTTTTAGCCTGTTCACCAAACACATCGACTTTTGGTTGACCTGCTATTTGACTAAGTCCTGCTGCGTATAACAATGCGTTTTTAGCATCTCCTGCACTATATGAATTAGCATCAAATATTTTAGTCACCTGTCTAAATAAATTTAGGTTTTGTGGTAATGGTCTCATTATAGTACCTCCTACAGATCTAATAGATGTTTTACCTATACGCTGTAATGTTTTATTTAAACTAGAATCACTAACCGTATTAGGATCGTATTGAGATCCTCTACCATCTACTTGACCAAATATGGCCTCAGTTAATTCTTTCACAGATGTAAGTACAGATGAATCCATAATTAAGTTTGCTGAATTTGCATAAGCAATAGTTAATCTAGACATCATATCATCAAACACTTCTCCTTTTCCTCCTGTCATCTTGTGAGTTTCCATATAATTACCTATAATGGCCATTGGAATTGCTAAAGGAACTATGTTTCTATAATCCATAACTACACCACCAACTTTAAAAGAATATGGAGGTAGTGAAGCATTCTTCATATCGTTTCTAGTGTACATGTTAGAGT